GGGTAACCCCTCCAAATTTGGAAGGTAATCATAATACCAATATATCAGATAACCAATATCAGAATATTTCTCCTAACGGAGGGTTAAGCGCAAGCGCTTTGGTTTTGCAAGAAGAGAAAAAAGAAAAAACGAAAACTAAGTCTAAGAAAGAGCCAACAATCGTAACTCAAGGGCGAAATATCTTTGAAGCATACTTTGAGAAAAAGACAGGTGAAAAATATTACTGGAAAGCAGCAGACGGTGCTCAAATGAAACGTTTGCTTAATCAGTTGAAGTTTTCACGAGAGAATAGAGGGTTGACAATTTCAGACAAAGACTTGATAGATGCTCTACAAGTATTTCTTGATAAGATAACAGATAATTGGATGCTTGCAAATTTATCTGTTCCAAATATCAGTTCTAAATATAACGAATTGGTTGCGCAAGCGAGAAAAGGTAAAGGGAAAATCGGAATTATCCTACGTAACAACACGGATGATAAATATCTAAATCAGAAAATAAAGCAATGGAAGTAATGAAAGAACAATCAATATTCTCAGGTGTCGAGAAAAAAGAAATAGCCAACATCAACCTTGAAAATGCAAAAGACTTATTAAAGCGTGGCTTAAAGTTCTTTGTTGGTGAAGATGCGCAATGGGTGCAAGAGTATGAAGACATTGCAGACTGGCTCACTGATAACAAGCATAAAGGTCTTTTATGTTATGGCAAGTGTGGTCGTGGTAAGTCGCTTATCTGCGAAAAGATTATGCCAAATATCTTCAGATATTATCTTCGTAAGAACTTGATTAAGTTTGATGGCTATGAGATAAACGACAAACGACAGCTTTTGAGAGAATGCGATTGCGCAATACTCATAGACGACTTTGGAGTAGAAGACGTTGGTAAGATTTACGGAGAAACTCATAACGTTTTTGAAGAAGTCATCAGCCTGGCAGAGAAAAGACAGCAGTTATTACTTCTAACAACTAACCTCACTCTTGACGAGATATGCGAGAAATATGGAGAGCGTACACTTGATAGACTTCGTTATCTCACCAGGCCTGTTTTATTCACAGGAGAAAGTTTTAGGAAATGACACGTAGGCAGGAAATTGAAAATATCATCATCGGAACTCTTCTAAGCACGTTTGATACTGACTGGTTCGCTGATTGCAGATACTGCATCACAACTGATATGTTCGCAGACGAGAGAAATGCAATGATTTATTCTGCTATTTGTAAATACAGAAAGGCTGGCAATTTCAGAATCACAGTATATGACCTTTGTCTGTTTGATGATAGTTTATTACCACTTGCTACTTATATGGTTAATCTATCTATTAACTGCGATTTTTTCATAAAGAAAGTGAGATACAACAACAATGTTTGGCGTTCAAGGCATAGTACTGGTAAACTATACAGATACACGGATGTTAAGTTTTCTGATTACGTCGGGAAGTTCTTGGAAATGGTCATTATTGAACGTAAAAAGCAAAATAAAGCTGTCTAACGCGCTAAAACATGTATAATAGTATAGTTATATCAAAAATAAGAAACAGGGCTACTACGGGTCTAAAAAGTGGCAAAAATCGAATTTTAAGATAAAAGATATAAAAGAGCAATGAAATCAAAAGAAAAAATTAAGATTATCGGGGAGCAGCAGGTTCAACCACATAGTGATGAAACGGAGATTGCTGTACTCGCTACATTGATGAGGTATAATGAGAAATTCAACGAATATAGTGACATTCTCACCGCAGAAATGTTCTATCAAGAGAAAAGTCAATCAATCTACCAATGTATCGCTGGAGTTATTGCAGAGAATAAAGTCTCAGATATTAAAGCGCTATTGGATTACGCAAAAACACATGAGCTTGTTTATCCCTTAGACGAGACATGCTTCTTAGAGATTGTTCAGTTTGTTAGCGTAGACACACTTGAGCAAGATATCCTCCGATTGCGTAATATGTGGAAAAAGAGAGAGCTGTGGGTGCAGCTTCAATTAGCTTCCCAAAAGGTTCTTGATCCGATGGAGAATTTAGATGAAGTTGTTAATAACGCAATGAACTCTCTTGGTGATGTGCAGAGTGATACTGCTGATAATGGCATTTATTCCTTTGATGATTCTATCGACGAGTTGATTGAAATTGTTAACGACAATGCTCAAGGGAAAAAGAAAAGCCTAACAACAGGATTTAAGCTATTTGATAATTATTTTCTCCTTAGACCTACCACGCTGACGATAATAGCGGCATTCACTGGAGTTGGAAAGTCCTCTTTAGCAATGAATATAGCTACAAAAGTATCAGGTGAGGGAGAACCTACGGCTTATTACTCTCTTGAAATGGGAAAGTCTGAGTTGGCTGCACGAGCTATTAGTGGGAAAGCAGGTATCTCCTCAAGCGTGATTGTTAACTGCAAACTTGAGAACTTTCAGTTACAGCAGTTCGATAAGGCTATTGGAGAAACAAAAGGATTGCCGATTTATATCGACGAAAGAGCAACTGTTTCGTTTGATAATACTGTAAGGTCTATTAGGACACTTGCAAGAACAAAGGGTATAAAATTAGCCGTGATAGACTATTTGCAGATTTACTCACAAGTCGGAGACAATGTAGAGTCAAGTTTAGCATATATGGCACGTGCAGCAAAGAATATTGCAAAGGAGTGTAAAATTGCTGTAATTCTCTTATCTCAGTTATCAAGAGGAAAGGAACACCCAGATATTAAGCAACTTCGTGGTTCAGGCCAGATTGAGGAAAGTGCTGACAATATTGTTTTGATTGATAGGCCAGAAGCGTACCCAAATAGCAATATCAGATATGAAGGAGATTTTAGCGACCAAGATACTCATGGTACAGCAAAATTGATACTTGCAAAAGGGCGCGGTGTTGGTGTAGGAACTTCACTTGTTGGTTTTGACGGCAGATTTACTCAATTCTATGAATTAGATGAAAAACCGCAGGTAGAGGATAATATGCCGTTCTGATAAGAAAGATTAAGATTATCAGAAAAGTAATTAAATAGTTGATGTAAATATAATTAGATTAAATATATAATAGGCATGTTGGATTTATTATTTGTAATGGACTTCGTGAGAACTAATCAGTATTGCGAAACCAAAGAAGAAAAGGATTTGTGTAAATCTGCTCTTAACGCAGCACTTAATTGGTCATACAAAGTAGATAATGAGAGGAAGCTACGAAAAATGAGAGTTCAAAAGTTAAATATTATGTAACTACTTGATTTTTAGATAGTTATATTTGGACAATTCAAATAAAATGACTACCTTTACAATGTAATAATAAAACAATAACAATTAAAATAAAGAGCAATGAAATCAATTAGAAATTACGTTATTGGGAGTATGTTTTTATCTCCATTTTTCATTTGTTTAGTGAGTGATAGTTTACCTCTGATAGTAGCTGGGTGTGTTTACCTTGGTTTACTTTTCAGGTTTACTCCAAAGAAATGGAAAATGCGTTTCTTCATAGCAAGTGTAAGATTATCAAAAATTTTAGGATAAGGAGATACTATGAGTAATTATCCTATGATGTCACAGAGCCAATTAAATAGTGCTCCTTGGAATGAAAAAGAGCAATCTGTAATAACAAGGGATTGCGAGATAACTGAGACGGTCACAAGAAAAGTGACACTTGCAACAACAGACTATAGTGCAGATTCAGATTATGATGATGAGCTCGGGGTATGTAGCTCGGTTGACACCACAGAAACTGATTGGGTTGCAGAATATGAAGAACAAGAATGTTCTATAATAGAATTGTTATCCAAGTTAAAAGAGTATGTTTCTGACGACTTAAGGAATACAAATCATAGTCCCAGACGGCAGAAAGAATTACGGAAATTGTTATTAGTTTGTGACAGTTGGAAGCAAGAAGATGTATGTGTAGAAGAAGTCTAAAAAATGGAGCAATGAAATACAAGTTAAACAAAGACAATTTGGTAGATATTTTTTCTACCGCAACCTATGGGAGTGACTGGCTTGAAATAAAGCGTCCCAAGAAGTTCAACAATCTTGTCAAGGAAGATAGCGAGTGCAGGGAAGAAAAGTGGGCTGATATTCTGCTCGGTGGTGGTTTCATTACTGCTTTCGTATATGAGGATGATGGACCACATGTGAGATACGAGATGACAATGGAGGATATGGAGAAAGGTTTTCAGAAGTTCATTGAAGAGTGTCCTCAGGATTATGCAGATTTGGCAAATGGTAATGGAGATTATTATACATCAAGTAATCTTATACAAGTAGTGTTATTTGGTGAAGTAGTATTTGGATAAAAATAAGAGCAATGAAGTACAATCAGAAAAACGAAGATGCATATCAATCAGTTTATCAGCCATTGTTTGATAAACTGAATAGCGGTAATTTTTTCCCTAACATTCAAGCGATAAAGAACGAAGTTAAGAGGCTAAACCACCGCATGGATATTCTTTGTACTGGAGCCAATTTCGCAAAAGACCTTGATGAAGTGAACAAAGTAGAAGATAGACTTGATGCTTTGAGAGGTCAGAAACGAGCCTATCAGGACATTTTGAAATATGTCAACAAACGAATTAAAGAAACAGAATTAGCAAACAAATAAACATACAACTATGGGAGAGTACGCAAATAGAAAGATAGACGGCAAGGAAGTAAAAATTGGTACATGTAACAGAATGTATTATTGCCGTTACGATCAGATAGGTGAAATTAATTATCCGTACATGACAGATAATCTTATTTGGAGAATACCAAACCCAGACGAAGATGGAACTATGCCGGGAGACTACGAGTGTTCCCTTTTAAGAGACAACACTTTTGTCCCTTATCACCTTCAGCTTGATACAAAGAAATTTTGCGATGAAACAATTTCTGCTCTTAGGCAGGTTGGAACTATTCAACTTCTCGAACCAAAGATGGGTCTACTTGTTAATCTTCGTTGCCCTCATGGGTTACCTTTAGATGACTTTATTACGAGAGAAGAAGGGGCTGTATATTCAATGGGATATAATGGGCATCAAGATACGCTTCACCTTAGTGGTCTAAAGAATACTCCAGATGAGTTATTGATAGAGTTTGAATGTGCATCATGCGGATGTGGCTGGAATGTTAGTTTTTCAGAAGTCGAGCCGATGATAAAAAGTCTTATGATGAAGCTAAGATTACTTCGTCAGGTGTCAGAATATCATTATTCTCATAGCATAGAAAGGCGTGAATATACAGTAAATGCGAAAACAAAGGATGGCTCCAACGCCTCCATTACATCTTTCGAGAAAGGGAGGTTTTTAGTTAAGAAAGATGACTGTATAATAGCAGACGCTCCATGGCATATAGCTCTAATAGAATTTGTTTCTCTTTTACCCAAAAAGCCAAGTATTGATGAGATTGACCCAAATGTAAAACTACCAGACTGGTACGACATAGCATGTCAAGCTGATAATGTAAGAAGTTATATCTATAAGATTTAGAGCAATGGAAAAGTTGGAATTACTATCAAAAGTTAGAGAATTAAACAAGTCTTTTTCAGAAGATTTGGAAAAGGAGTTGGATAAGATTCTCGAAAGCGGGTGTCTTGATTTGTCAAAATATGAAAATGACTTCATCTTACCAAAGATAGTTTTTAGTGCAATACTCAAAAGTGAGTCGTTCCAATTTGCGCCAATGAGTAAAGAATATCAGCAGGAAATTAAGAATGTGTCTAAGTTCTTGTAAATTAAAAAAATATGAGCAATGAATGAGTTTGAAGTAGTTATTACTGAGACATTACAAAGAAAAGTCAAAGTTCAAGCGCCTAATAAAATAGAGGCTAAAATAAAAGTGTTTGATATGTACGATAATGCAGAAATCGTATTAGGTAATGATGATTTTTTGGATTACTCAATTGAAGCATTATGAAAGCAACTGACAATTTTAAGTGTACTATTCAAGAATACTTGGAGGTACGTGCAAAGACTGACGAGTTATTTGCAAAGGCATATGCAAAGCCTAACAAGAGTATTGATGAATGTATCACATATATTCTTAACGAAGTTCAGCGTAGTGGTTGTAATGGCTTTGATGATGATGAAATCTACGGAATGGCTGTTCACTACTATGATGAAGATAACTTAGATGCTGGTAAGAAGATTAACTGCAAAGTTGTCGTTAACCACATCGTAGAACTCACGGAAAAGGAGAAACAAGAGCTGAAAGACAAGGCTCGTAACGACTTCTATACTGAACAACTTACCAAGCAACGTGAGAGTTTGAAGCCTAAGAAGAAAACTGAACAAAAAGTTGTAGAACAATCACTTTTTTGACCTATGAAACCAAGAAATAAGATACAAAGGGAGGTTGTGGCGTTAAGTGCCACACTCCGCCCTATCACTGACGAACAAAAGATGTGGGGCGTATTACATTCCTACACTGCAAAAGAGATAAGTCAGCAAAAGAAACTGTATCGATACTTTGTAATATCTTCACGTCTTAAAGATTGGCAAGTATGTCGTTTTTTTCAAATAAGAAAAGTCAAACAGAATTTTCATATAATTGAGCCTGTAAGACTTTGGTTTAACGAAAAAGTACATATGGAGTTAGAAGCAATGAGTAGGTGTTGGTGTAGTGGTCATGCTGACTCATGGAATACCAATAGCGAATTGTCCTTAAAAGAGGTTCCTTCTTGGCACAAAGATTATACTCAAATACTTCCAATAGCTGCATCTAAAGTGACATCAATGCTTCCTATCTTAAAGCGAAATGGCTTAAAAAGGAGTTTTCATAACATGCAACCACGTGATGTTATAGAAGGACTGCTAAAGAACAATATCTTTGAAACTCTTTGGAAATGTAAACAATTTCCTCTTTTGCGAGCTTTTGCTTATAACTGGAACAGAGATTATAACGATGTTTCTAAGATGGCTGCTGTAAAGATAGTTTTACGGCATAACTATCACATCAAAGATGGTCGTATGTGGGTTGACATGGTAAATATGCTTGAAAGAGCTCACAAAGATTTTAGAAATCCTAAATTTGTTTGCCCTATTAATTTGAAAGCAGGTCATGATAAAGCAATGGATTTATGCAATAAGTACGAAGAAAAGCAAAGGAAGATAAAAGAGCAAATGGAACTGCTCGAAGATCAGAAAGCAGTAAAAGCGTACGAAGTTGCACGTAAATGCTTTATTGGTATGGTAATTTCTGACGGCACAGTTGTTATACAAGTTTTGCCAACGGTCAAAGATGTAGAACAAGAAGGTAAGGCTATGCATCATTGCGTATTTACCAATAAGTATTACAAACGATTAGATAGCTTACTATTAACTGCAAAGGTTAATGACGAGCGAGTAGAAACTATTGAGGTAGATTTGAAACGCTATCAATTAGTGCAATCTCGTGGCGTATGTAATCAGAATAGCAAGTATCATAATGAAATAGTGAGTCTTGTAAATAAAAACATGAACATAATTAGAAAATTTAATAAAGCAGTATAATATGGACAAAGAAAAAGAACTTGAACTAAAAGTAAAGATGTTCTGTGAAGCAATCCGCTCGACAGTTTGTGAGAACACTTATGATAGAACCAAAAGTGTTGCAGAATCGGTAAATAAAGCCTTTTATATTCTAAAACAACGCACTGACAATTGTTAAAATATAGTCAAATAACAGATTTTTTCAACTAAATTTATTTGAATTTCAAATAATATTATTATCTTTACAAATAATTACAAGAATATGAGAATATACACATCATACTTCGGTAATAGCAAGAAATTGCAACAGGCAGGAATTAAGGTTATAGGAATATCACTTTATCCGCCACGCTGGTTCAATGGAATCTCTTTGAAGCAGGTCGCTCCAACGAAAAGTATTCTTTTTGCAAATGGGCAAACGCAAGAAGAATATACACGACGATATAGGTCGGAAGTCCTTTCTCGGCAAGATATGCAGCAGTTCTTAAAAACAGTCGAACAGGCAAGTGGAGGACAAGACGTTGCTCTTTGTTGTTACGAAAAGCCAGAGGATTTCTGTCATAGACACATATTGGCGGACTGGATAAAAGAAAAGCTTGGTATAGAAATATCGGAGTATGGATATACTCCAAAGAAAGAGCCAGATTATGTACAAGGTTCACTCTTTTAACCACATAATAACAAAGCGGAAAGACGCTTGACAATCGGACAGACGATGCTTGCGCAAATAGCTCAATGGTAGAGCGTTGTCTTCCCAAGACAAAGACGGTTGTTCGAATCCACCTTTGCGCTCAATAATGCGGAGATAGCTCAGTTAGTTAGAGTGCATCCTTCCCAAGGTTGAGGTCGTAGGTGCAAATCCTACTCTCCGCTCATTTTAAGTGGAAAGATTGTGAATGACAGATTTTGTTAGCGACATAAGAAAGAGAACCTTTGGAATTGAGATTGAAATGTGCAATGTCGAGCGTTCCAAGGTAGAACTCCCAGAAGGATACTTATGGAGTAAGGAAGAGAATATATTTAACACCGATGGGGCTTCTAATAGGAATTTTGGAGGAGAAGTAAATACTCCACCTTTGAGGTTGTGCATGAAAGATTTACATGACCTTAAATCAGTTTATGACTCTATGGCAGAGGCTGGTGGCAAGCTAAAATGGAGTATAGACACTCACGTCCACATATATGCAGGAGATTTAACCATTGAGCAGCTGAAGAAGGTTTTTCTATTTTTCTATATCTGTTATCCTTACTTCAAGAAATATGCACATATCTCTAAATGGGATGAATTGACATTCAATTGTCAGCCGCTTCCTACCGAGAAGTATTACAATGGCGTGCTTAATGCCCAGACATTTGATGATATACGAGAATTGTTTACCAACCAGTCGAAGAAAGGCTTTATCCGTCATGCAGTAAATATCTCTGCTTTTTTCAAGACTAAGACAGTAGAATTTCGAATGTTTCATGCCACAGACGATTTCTACATGGCAATGAATTGCGTATATTCAGCGTATCGTATTTTCTATTATGCCGTAAATCATGAATTAGAAGACTTCAAAAACATCTCATCATATAAAGAGTTCGAGGCGGTTACAAAGATTAAATATCACGTTCCAACAGAACTTGTACCTCTAATTTATCAAGGTAATCCGTATAGTCCTATTGAGACATTTTTGACAAATTCTCTCCCCTTTAATTCTAAGCAAGCATCTGCATTGTATGAGGCTGTAAAAAAGAATGGGCATAAAGATATATGTATTGTTAACGGCTTTATGTATTACTATGAGTTATTTTTCTTTGAGAAGCTAAATATTTCAATATATTGTCAAGATCCGTATTGCCATTTACTATATTTGATAGCCAATGGTAAGGTAGCTCTTACTTATAGAGACAGACTTGGCTGGCTTGAAGATTACAATGTAAAAACAACAAAAAGACAGCTTGCCCTTGCTCTATATGCGGCAAGTTTGCAAAAGTTCTTTATGAGCAAAAGCGCGAGAAATGATGCAATCTTCAAAGCTCTGAGAATTAAGGCAAAGGAATCTATCGAAAAAACGGAGAAAGCTAACGAAAGGTTACTTAAAATGCTAACGACCTGCGAATATCACGTAGGAACATTGCAAGATGCAATTAACTGCAAAAAGGTCATTTTCTTTAACTATGGCAAGGATAAGAAACAAAAACGTACATTTAAGCTTATACAAGAGAATAGCGATTTAGATGTTGATTTTTCTGTTTCTCGTAACGAGTATTACAACTTAGTGGAAAGTTTGCCTAAAGACACGTTCTTTTACTTTATCAGCAACAGCCCATTTTTAAGCAATATGCATAAGTTGGCAATGTTTAACAGTTCGGGTGCTGATAGAAAGTCAGCTGGCAGGTTCCTGTATTGTAACAAGCTGAGTAAGGTAAATGAAGTTAGTACGTCATATAAGGGAAATCATATTGAAGTAAATGAGATTGTACCGCCAGATGATTTAGAGATAGTCAATCCTAAAAGTCTGAAGGTTGCCATGGTCAGTCCAGATTATTTATTATGCTTACAAAAAAAATATATCAATAAAGTCGATATGGTAAGCAGGTGTACTTATGCTTTCATTGTAATGTACGAAAAATATACACTCGGAGGCTTCGGGTTCACTTTGCCACAGCATAAAGGATATGATTTGTTTCAATTGACAGACTTCTGTACTAATAATGCAATCCCAAGATTAAGTAAGTTGGTATTGTTCTGCATACAAGAGTATTCTGTACAACGAGAATTAAGCAGAAGGATGCATAAACTCGTAGAAAAGGTTATTTCTTGTGCTTATACCCACAAGCCAGTTAGCATGAAATATAGAGGTGTATATACTAAAGTAAAAGACCATTGCACTTCGTCATACCTTGCTTATGAGGGAATCCTTGGCAAGTATGCAAATAACAAGGAAGTAATTGATAGATACCAAAAACTATTGAATAATGGAAACGGAAAATAGATGGAAATACGAAAAGGTTGATATTAACCTTATAGACGAGGCTGATATGAACGCAAACGAAATGACTGGCGAAGACTTTGCTCAGTTGTGTGACAACATAGAAAAGGCGGGCTTGAGTAGCGTGCCATGTTGCTATAAAAGGAGTAATGGTAGGTTCGTCATGGTTAGTGGTCATCACAGGCTACGAGCATGTAAAAAAGTCGGCTTTAAGCGTATTGGAATACTCTATGTTACAGAGGAAGAACTGATGCAGGATGAAGCTATTGCTACACAGCTTTCTCATAACTCTTTGCATGGAGAAGATAATCAGAGTATTTTGAAAATACTGTATAGTAAGATTCAGTCTGTAGATTTCAAACAGTTTGCTCATGTTAACGTAGACGAGATTCCTCCAGTAAGTACAGATGGCATAAGTGTTTTTGCTTTGAAAGAGAATTTTGTTTTTACTGTTGTTCTGTACCCAGATTCGTTTGAGAATTTAGATGAACTGTTTGGAGATATTCGTGAGCAGGCAAGCAAGAGTGATGCTCTTATTCTCGCGAATGAAAAAGAAAACGAGAGATTACTTTTGAAACTGCAAACTGAGATAGGCAAGCAGTACGACATCAAGTCGCCAAGTGTAAGTTTTGCAAAGTTGTTGGAATTGGCAAAGGAACGTTTAACTGAAATAAGGAAGGAGGATAGAAATGATAAGGTTTCTTGAAACAATAACAGATAAAGAGTCTTATGTGTCTAAGCGGAATGCGCAATTCATAACAGAAGCTTTAGGTAAGAAAAATGTTCGGTTTCACAAATTACAAAATTCCGATGTTTTGTCTGAATTAAATATAGACAACGATGATATTCTGATAGCAGAGACAAGAGACGGAATTGTAAGGCATGCTATTTCTATGTACGGTTGTAGGAACACCGTAGAATCTGATAGGACAATAGTTCTTACCCAGAACAAAGAGTATGTAAAATCAGAATTGCAAAGGCATGGTATTCTCTCACCTCGTAAGATCACAATAGAAGAAGTAAAGGAAGGCTACACGTATTTTGTAAAGCCTATGTTCGGAGAAGATAGTAATTTTGTGGATATAGACTCAGTGTGTCAGTCTAAGGAAGAAGTCAGAAGGAAAGCAGATGTCATTCAAAAAGCAGGCTTCACCCCAATGATAGAAGAATTCATTGGGGGTGAAGAATACACGGTAGCTCTTTTAATGAAAGAAGGTAAGAAAGAAGCCTACCCTATTAAGGTAAATCTTTTCACGCCTTGGAATATAATGACGCAAGCGGCAAAGTTTTCTGAGAACGAAATATGCGAGGCTGTTTATAACACGAGATTGGAAGATATAGCCAAGAAAGCATTTGATATTGTCGGCTGCAAGCATTATATGAGGATTGATTTCAGACGAGATTCGCAAGGACGATACTATCTGATAGATTTCAATCTGTTTCCGGGTTTAGGTCCGACAGACCATTTTGCAAAATGTATGAACCTGCATCTGAATATAAGTTATCACGATGTATTGACAAAGATTATAGAAACAGCAACAAAGTAAGACGGTAATATGAAGAACAACATTACAATTGAAAAGATTGCAGAGATTTACAAGAAGAAAGGCTGCAATATCACCGCAACTTGTGCAGCATTGAATATTTCGAGGCGTACTTTTTATCAAAAAAAAGAGAAGTCTAAGTCTTTGCAAGACCTTCTTGCAGAAGCGGATGAGTCAATGCTTGATTTTGCAGAGTCAAAGCTGATTGAGCACATTAACAATAACGATATTACCTCTTTAATTTTCTTCTTGAAAACTAAAGGAAAAAAACGTGGTTATGTGGAGCGTACAGAACATGATGTAAACGCAAATCCATTCCAAGAATTGATGGAATCGATTGGTTCAGATGAAGATTAGCAAGACGTGGAAAGATAAGTTTATTGATTGGCAAAACGATTGGTGTCTTTTTGCCAAGGAGGTTCTTCGTGCTAATCTTGACGAGGAACAAAAGGCTATTTTGCGTGCTATACAGACTGAGAAGATGGTCGTAGTAGCCTCAGGAACATCGAGAGGAAAAGACTATGTTGCTGCTGTCGCAGGACTATGCTTCATGTACCTAACTCCTCGCTGGGATAAAGAACATAGACTTGTGAAGAACACAAAGATAGCCTTAACAGCACCTACAGGTCGCCAGTGTACTAATATTATGATACCAGAGGTTAGTCGTCTGTTTAGGAACGCAAAAGTATTGCCTGGTCGTATGTTGTCAGATGGAATTAGAACTAATAATGCGGAGTGGTTTCTAACTGCATTTAAAGCTTCTGATGATAACACGGAAGCTTGGTCAGGATTTCATGCTGTAAACACAATGTTTATTGTAACAGAGGCGTCTGGCGTAAGTGAAACTACGTTTAATGCTATTGAAGGAAACTTGCAGGGAAACTCTCGACTACTTTTAGTATTTAACCCTAACGTAACTACTGGATATGCAGCAAAGGCTATGAAGTCCTCGCGTTTCAAAAAGTTTAGGTTAAGTTCTCTTAATGCTGAAAATGTAGTAAGAAGGAAGACTGTAATTCCTGGTCAAGTTGATTATGAATGGGTAAAAGATAAGGTTGAAAACTGGTGTGAGAGGATTCAAGAAGCTGATTTTGATGAGGGGCAAGGAGATTTTGAGTGGGAAGGTAGTTGTTATAGACCAAATGACTTATTCCGAATAAAGGTTCTCGGTCTTTTCCCTAAGGCAACGGAAGATACGCTTATACCTTTACATTGGCTTGAATTGGCTCACGATAGATGGACAAAACTGCAAAAAGAAAAGTTTGTTTCAAGAAAATCTCCACTTGTTGGTATTGATGTCGCTGGTATGGGACGTGATAGTAGTTGTTTTGTTCCACGATATGGCAACTATGTCCCAGAAATAAAAATTCATCAGTCAGGAGGAAAAGCGGACCACATGAAAGTAGCTGGAGAAGCTGTGCAGTGGTTGCGTGATAGTAAGGCAAAAGCCTTCATTGATACTATTGGCGAAGGTGCTGGTGTCTATTCCAGACTCGAAGAATTGGGATATAGCAATGCTTATTCTTGTAAGTTCTCTGAGGGTACAAGAGGACTTCATGATATTACTGGGCAGTATGAGTTTGCTAATATGCGTGCTTATTGCTATTGGGCTGTAAGAGATTGGTTAAATCCGAAGAATGGCTTTAATCCAGCTTTACCTCCTTGCGATGAGTTGGATGACGAGTTAACAGAAATACACTGGTCGTTCCAAAGTAGCGGGAAAATCATCATCGAAGCAAAAGAAGATATAAAAGCAAGGTTAAAACGTAGTCCAGATAGGTCAGACGCCCTTGCTTCTACATTCTATCCGAACGCAAAAGATTATGCTGATGACGCTTGGATATTGCAAAATCTTTTGTAACTTTGTATCGAAATCTCAGAATTTTCTGATGATTTCATTGCTCTTAGTGTGTTTGTCCGTGACGGATAGGCACACTATTTTTTTTGTTATTTCAAAAGTTAAATATCATGTAACTACTTGATTTTTAGATAGTTATATTTGGTCAATTCAAATAAAATGACTACCTTTACAATGTAATAATAAAACAATAACAATTAAAACAAAAGAGCAATGAAAAAGTTTAGAATTACATCAGAGGTAAAAAATAATAGATATTATTTTATCATTTCAGAAGTTGGAAGTAGAAAAGTGATTTCAAAAAGAAGTTGCGAAAATACAAGTCATAAAAGAGACCTTTTGTTTTCATCTATTCTTAGAAAATATGATTTAAGTTCTACTTTTTTGGATTTTTAATCAATTGGGCAATGGAATCTATAATAGTTTATCTTAATTCATCAGTAGCTGGTGCTGCCACAGCTACACCAGCGGTTAAATTTAACAAGTTAAGGCAGCTTGCAAGAAAAGAAACTGTAGAGATTATATTTTTCAAAGATTACTGTCGAGTAATTGGCAAGAAAAATAGAAAGATAAAAGTTCCTAAGAAAATAACTTGTTCGGCAGAGGAATTTATGAAGTGGATTGAAAATAAAATAATGACAGCATGGAAATGAAACCTATAACACAAAAAGAAGTCCTAAAAAACAGATTTATCCGTATTTATAAAAATGAATATGGTAAAAAAGTGGTCGAAAGAAAAAGACCGACATTAGAAGAAGCCCAGAGGATGAGAATAAGAACTCTATGTATTTACATTGGGGTTTGCGGTTTAAGGCTAAGACCTGTTGATGGGGCGACCGAGAATGCCAATTATTGGTTGGAAAATCACACAAAAAAAGAAATTTTAGAACAATTTCGTCATGAGTTTGTACAGAACAAAGGTTGATAAAGTAAAATCTCTTTTAGCGGCAGGGGCTTTTCAAAAAGCCCTTACTATTGTAAAAACATTCCGTATAGGCTTTAGTAAGGAAGAGAAAAGGAGTATAGAGATTGCACATGAAGTTTTGACTGGAAATGAAAGGTTTTACCAAGCATTAGGTATAGATACTGAAAAAGAAATAAGAAACGCTCATAAAATACTAATAGATAAGTTTTTATAGTTTTAGTTGTTATTAGATTCGGCTGCGCTTGCCTGAGAAGGTAGGTGCAGCTTTTTTATATCAAGAAAAGTGTATAATTTATTTGAAATTCAAATAGATTTAATTATCTTTGTAACATAAATATAAAGATAGTCACGATGATAGATTTAAGTTCTATAGACTTTGATAGTGGAAACATATCTGAAACAATAGATATGTTGAAAAACAAATCAGTGTCTGTTCCTTCATGGGACAATCTTGTCAAGGATTATGAGCCTACTATGCATGGAATTTTATCAGATACGACAACGTTGAAAGATAAGATACGAGCTGATGGTCAATTAGACAAGTCCTCACGAATTATTATAGGAATGGAGAAGTTGCATGTAAGACGTTTGTCAGAGTTCACTTTTTCTATTCCTGTAAAGCGTGTATATCACAACGTTGATGATAACAAGTTAAGGAAAGATATAGTCAAAGCTATAGAGTCTGTTTATAAGAACGTACGTATTGATAGCGAGAATTTGAAGAGAGCTACAGCATTATATGCGTCATGCGAAATTTTCACAGTTTGGTATGCAGTTAAGAAACGAAACAGACTATACGGATTCGATAGCGAATATAAACTAAAATGCAAGACTTTCTCTCCGATGAATGGCGTTCGATTGTATCCTCTCCTTAATGAGATGGATGATATGCTTGCTATGTCTTTTGAATACAAAAAGACTGTAAAAGACAATGAGGTTACATTTTTCGAGACGTACACCAAAGATAAGCATTATATTTGGAAACAAAGTGATGGAGTTGGAAAATGGGATGTAGTTCTAACTCAGCAAACGGAAGATGGTGACACAGCTAATGGTGAAGAAATAGTATTAATGAAAATCCCTGGAGTCTACGGATGGCGGTCAAAGGCTGTCTATGATGGACTATCACCTATCAGAGCTGAGATTGAATACTCTTTATCACGCAACTCTAATGTGATAGCGTACAATTCTGCTCCGTTGCTGAAAGTTGTAGGTGCTGCCAAAGGGAAAGAGGATAAAGGGGAAAGTTACAGAGTCGTCCATTGTGAACAAGGTGGAGACGTTTCATATGTATCTTGGTCGCAGTCTGTGGAGGCTCTTAAGTATCATGTTGACTCTATGCAGAAGATGTACTGGATGCAGGCTCAGATTCCAGACATTTCGTTTGACAATATGAAAGGGCTTGGAAACATAGGATATGATGCAAGACAAACGTTGCTGGCAGATGCTCATCTAAGAGTCGGAGATGAGTCTGGGACTTGGATTGAATTCTTTGAACGAGAGTGTAATGTTATAAAGGCTTTTCTTGCTGCAATGAATACTGCGTGGGCAGTCGAAATGGATAACATAGGTGTTGAGCATATAATAACCCCTTATATACAGAATGACGAGCTTGCTGAGATTACTAAGCGTATGAAAGCAAATGGTAATAAGCCTATTGAAAGTCAATTAGAATCTATCCAGAAGTATGGGGAGAGTTCAGATGCTGAAAAAACATTTGCAATGATACAAAAAGAAAGTGCGATAGAAGCGGTGAACTCTGCTTCGGCATTTAACTTAGAAAATCAAGTGTTATGACGGTAGAAGAATTAAAAGCAAAGAAATATGAAATGGAGCAGAAGATTTCTGTAGCCATTAAGGACTTTGAAGAGTGTACAGCGGTAGAAATAAAGGCAATTAATCTTTGCCGCTGTACATTGAGCAATGAATTCGGTGTAGAAAAAGATTTCAATTATAATGTAAAGTCGGAATTAGAACTATGAAACAGAAGTTATCAAAATTACTTTTAAGATTAGCTGAGAAATTGCACCCAACTTGCGAGGTTAAACCATCTTACGAGGCTAAAGAAATAGCGATTGCAGTTGCTATCACCAAGAAGAATATTCGTCAATACAGGGGTTCTTGTAGTAAAAATACTTCGTATCGTAAGGGTGTTTCTGATATGACACGTATTCAGAAAGGGAATAACCATAGCCACATCTTTGAAGCTATAGAAAAGAATGGTCTTATTGAAGATGTTGTATATCTGAAAGGTGGTGAAAGGGTTGTTGAATCTCGATTAAAGGTATATGTCCGTAAGGAAGAGGAATAAAGAATCCAAAGGTTCTACGAATAAGTGTGGTGAGTGTGCTTTATGTGAAGTTGAAATGAAATTTGAAACTCTCAGTTTGAAAGGAAAGCCTACTCTTGGGCGTTGCCCTCATTACACCAATAAGAAATTTTGTGTATTATTAAGCCAGATAGCTTGCGAACATTTCAAAGCAAAGAATGGGTAAACCAAGGTTGCCAAATCAGAAAAAGGCATATAAGGAATTAAGTAAACGACTTGCAGGCTATATGATGCGAGTTCGTAACATATACGATAGACTCAACGAAAAGGCAGCAATGCTCGTTGAGTCTGTTGGTTATGATGGGTTGACAGAGTTCTCCTTTGATGATTACCCGGAAATAGAACGAGAGGTAAAACTTTTGCTTTCTCAGTTTGTAGGAGAACTGCAAACACTCATCTACTCTGGTACGTCGTCAGAATGGAAGAGCAGCAACACATTCCAAGATGCTGTTGCAGATAAGGCGCTGAAATATTATAGGGCTCAGGTACACGGAGATAGATTTAAGCATTATTATCGTGACAACGGTGATCAGCTTAAAGATTTCTTGCACAGAAAAGAAAATGGATTAAACCTTTCTTCTAAGCTGTGGAATCAGTCTGGTAACTACAAAGAATCTCTTGAAGTGACAATTTCTACAGCTATTGAGAAAGGAATGAGTGCTACAACCCTCTCTAAGAAATTGAGTAGATACCTTAACGACTGGCCGTCATTGCAGGCTGATTACCAAGAAAAGTATGGTAAGGCGACAAATATTCACGATTGTGAGTATCGTTCCCTCCGTTTGGCACGTAATGAGATTAGTATGGCTTACAGGTCAGCAGAGCAAGCCAGATGGCAGCAATTCGACTTTATTCTCGGTTATAAAATAAAGCTATCTGATTCACACCCAAGATACGATATTTGTGATGATTTGGCTGGTGACTATCCAAAGGATTTCAAGTTTAGAGGTTGGCATCCTAATTGTTTATGTTATACTGTACCGATAGTAATGAGTGAAGATGAGTATTGGTCAGATAATAGAGAAAATAGCCCTAATAAGATTACTGCACCACCAAAGAATTTTGGGGAATGGGTTGATAAAGTAGAAAACTTAGAACGCATAGGTAAGGCGAATGGAAAAGGAACGCTACCATATTGGTTAAGAGACAATGCAAAGATAAAAGATTGTTCAGTTTTGATGTCGAAAGCAAGAACTTATGGAGATACTATACAGAAACAGGCTGGAACCATAGCGAGAAAATATAATGGGATTGTAACACCTATTAATTACAAAAGTTTTTCTTCAATGTATCGCAAGTTGAACTCTGAAAAGGATATGCTTGTGTCAGATATTAAGGACAGTATTCGAAACACCATTGTAGTAGAAAAAGAAAACATCGATAGTGTTGTGAAAGAACTGCAATCCTTGCCTACATTTGACAGGTACAAGTCACAAACTCCAGAGAAGTTCTTTGGATATAGCGGAAATATCATTAATTTGAAAATGCCTAATGGCATTCAAGCTGAGATACAGGTTAATACTCCTAAGATGATATATGCTAAGGAGGCAGAGGGAAATGCTCGTAAGATACTTGGGGATAAAGTTTGGGAGCAAATAGCAAAGGAGACAGGAATACAAGGAGGTTTAGGGCATAAGTATTACGAAGAGATAAGGGTTTTGGATGAAGTAAAAGATATGTCAAAGATTGCAGAATTAACGAAACTTTCCAAGTCATACTACGTACATTTCAGATAAAACTTTTGGTTATCTCGTAAAAATTAACTACCTTTACAATATAAAATTAAATCACTATGGATTTAGTAAATTTATGTAGTAAGCTCAAAAAAGGAACAGTTTACCTTAAGGACGAATACGAAGATATAGTGTTAAGAATGGAAGTTATTGATAATTCTACACACTGTTTTATCAAGCGTAGAGGTCGCAAAGAGGTAGAGGTAGATTCTAAAGAAAAAGATGTTTTTGAGTCTAAGATGAATGGCAATGAAATCAGTAAAGAAGAGTATGATGAATTTCGATGAACTCCAAGAAAAGGCTATGCAAATAGCTATAAAAGTGCATAGGGGGCAGCTTGATAAAGGCGGTAATGATTATATTAATCATCCTGTTAGAGTTGAAAGAAGGTGTACTTGTCAAGAGGATCGATTGGTAGCTTTACTTCATGATACTATCGAGGACGGAGACATCACTGCTGATTATCTGCTTATGCAAGGTTTTCCTCGTGAAATAGTAGATGCAATATTGTCTGTATCAAGAAAGAGAGGAGAGGATTATTTTGAATTTATCCAACGATGCAAGGCTAATCCTATCGGGCGCAGAGTGAAGATTTGCGATTTAGAAGATAATATGGATATAACAAGGCTGAACGAGTTAACAGAAAAGGATATAGAGCGATTAAAGAAGTATCACAAGGCTTATAAGATGTTGACTAAATAAGGGCGGTTAATTCCGCCCTTTGTATGTTTATAATGTTAAAGACAATTTTTCTCCGAATGAAGTTTTAATATCTATATAAAGTTTGTTGTCTTTGATTGTTCCGATATACTTCTCTTTTGAATTGTTATCTATAAAAGTTAGATTTCCGCTGCTATCAATAGTGTATCTAAAGTCTATTTTGTTGACTTCTTCTGTCTTTTCTTTTTGTCCTATAGAGTTCTTTTCTGTGAACACTTCCTTTGTATAAGTATAGTCATTTAGTCTGAAAGTATTGTTGTTATAGATAAATTCATTTGCATTTAGAATTTCTTTATATATTCCTGACTTCACTGAATAGAAAGTTTTTGGCAGTTTGCATTTGTAGGTATACACAGAGCAAAGTTTCACGTTATATTTGAAAGTATGTAAGGTAACCAGCGAGCAATGTTCTTTATCTGTGAAAGACATTTTGTAATTTTCTGAAGATGATGTAACGAAATTTACAGACGAGTCTTTTGTTGTTTCTGTCTCGGTATATTTATCTTTTAGGAAATTAGACCATTTCAAACACTCCTTAAAATTTTCCAGCTCCTTTCTGTCTGTATTATAGTCGTTCGTAACAGGCAAGGATACTGTCTGACTAAAGACCTTTCCAGAAAGGCTATATTGAACATCTTTAGAGTTATCATCAGAAGATGAAGAACATGAAGTAACTGCAAATGCTGAAAAAATAGCCAGCAGGATAAATAGATTCTTTTTCATTTTTTGTTATTTTTGTTTATTGTTCCACTCTTTTCTCTTTTCTACCTGTAATCTCATAGCCTCACATAATTTATCCTTTAGATTGTAAAGGTCGTTTACACTTGAAAGGCTAATCTTTTCATAGTTTCCGCTATGCTCCTTATCGGGGAATATAACAGACTTAGAGTATTGCCTCAATGATAATCTACACACCCACCAGTATTGCTCATTAGCATAGTATATCAAGAAGTACGTCTTAAAATCCTTGTAGCAAAGTTCTGACACATCGTATTTCTCAGCAAGAATAGCCTTTACAAATTCAAAAGCATCAAGTTCTTCTTGTGTAGTAACTATTCCGTTGTCCTCTTCTTCAACCTTGTCCTCTTGGGACGTTATTTCGCTTTGATGTTCCTCGTTTTTGATAGCAGAGTTTAGCCTATCTTGGATAATGTCGTTTATTACGCTCGAAAAAGTTTTTTTCACAAAAGGGGTGAATTGCTCTATGACAGATGGATATACACGTCCAGAATAGACTTGTCTCACAAAGTACTCTACAAAAGATGAAGACGGATTGGATATTTCCTTTTGTAGAATGGATTTAATCTCTGTCATGTATTTCAGTTCGTTCGCAGTACTGAATATCTCCTTTTCGTCATAATATGACTTATGGAACTTCTTAAGCTGTTCAATGTTGGCATCAGATAGGTTTTGCATATTGACAACAAGGAACGGCTTTTCGTCCATAATGTTCTGCTTGTCAATGTCGGTATAGAAACGCCACTCAATGCCGTTTGTTAGCACTCCAAAGCGTGATTTGCTTGCCACGAAGTACTTTTGCAGTTGTGTTGAATGCAGATTTAGGTTTTGCTTAGAGTCTTTGCACTCAATAAGCATTATGGGCTCCCTATCCTTTAGAATGGCGTAGTCTATCTTTTCCCCCTTGCTTTTGATAAGGTCGCAGTCCATTTCAGGAACAACCTCAGTAGGATCGAAGATGTCATACCCGAGTGCGTTAATCATCGGCAGTATAAATGCGGTCTTTGTAGCCTCTTCCGTTGCTACAGTTTCCTTTTGCTTGACTATCTTTTCTGATAGCTGTAAAATTGTATCTTTGAAGTCCATCGCTCTTTGCATTTGATTAATAATGCAAATTTAACAAATTTATTTAAGTTTATCAAGATAATACGAAAATATATGTCATATTTGAGGAAAATATAAGTTCAAATACTTGGTCAATCCACTTTTTTTCACTACCTTTGCAATGTTCAAAATATCACTACATCACTCATAACTAACTGAATGTTAGGCTTTGTATGATACAACTTTTCGATAAAAAGTATTTTATAAATACTGCGCCGAGTGTGTAAGCGGAAACGCCCACAAAAGTTTGTAGTGAACTTTGAACAACTCGTAGCGCAGTTTTTTATTGTTCAAAAATTCACTACAATGAAAGAACAAGTGAAAGTCCTAAAACGAGTAGAATTGCTTGGACACCAATTCACAGTCTACGGCACAGCCGGCAACCCTTTGTTCCTTGCAAAGGACGTAGCAAACATTATTTTTGGTAATGACCGTGATCAAGGTACAAATGCACGTGTGGTAAGGGGTGTAGATTACTTCGAGAAACGAACCTGCATAATCGTTGAGAGTGGTGTTAAACGCAAGTTATGTATGCTATCGCTTCAAGGGGTGTATGATGTTATCTCGATGTGGTCAAAGAAGTATCATCAAACTTGCTTTGCTCTTAACAGCTATCTAATATCAATGTTTGGCAAACCTGTTCCAAAGGAAAAGGTAACTCAGGTGACTAACAAGGAGAGTATGATAACTAATGGCGATACTGTCATAAGGAGTAAAGTAACTGAAACAACGTCTGTCGGAAAGAAGCAACCCACTGTTGTTGTATCTACTGATAAACCAAAGACGACACAAAGGAGTGGTGTGCCACTTGAATGTATCTCTGTTTCAAAGGATGCTGCTGAACTGATAAGGACATTGCAAGATGAAAAGATGTCAGCTAAAGACTATCTTCTTGAAGCTATCTGTCGAATGATAGAGGTGATGTATAACCCAGAAGATGTTGATAGGTTGTACGCTATGAAAGACTTGTTCCCTCTCTATCAGATGGCGAGCCAGCGTAATTTAATTAACGCACTACAAGCACACTAAGAGCAATTAAGATAGTTTAATAGCTATCATGTCTATTCGGACGAACACACTAAGAGCAATTATTTTTTTTATTGAAAAACACAAGGATAAGATGTAGAAAAACATAAGGTTTCAAAAGTTAAATATTATGTAACTACTTGATTTTTAAGTAGTTATATTTGGTCAATTCAAATAAAATCACTACCTTTACACTATCAAAATAATAATAACAATTAAAAAAAAAAAGCAATGAAAAAGTCAGAATTTTTAAAGAGAGTTGAGTTCATTAAGGATTTTCTTTCAAAAGGGTTTGAAGATTATATGAAAGAAGATATCACTGGGACAGAATTCCAAGACCTTATGAGATTAGCGGTGAAACTTACTCCAAACTACTGCGTTCCTTTCGATGATGAAGAGGAAGATTATGAGGAAGCTTTCAACAACGCTCCTAATGATTGCGAAATGGAAAAACTTGATGATTCAGAAATCAAAATGCAGGAGGAGTATTTGTATGAATTTATCGATAATTTTCCTAACTGGGACAGTTCAAAGTTGACACTTAAAGGTGGTAATTCTTTCCTTACAATGTTTGTTTCAGACTACATGATTTAGTAATATAAAATAACTGGCAGGTGAAATTCCTGCCAGAAAATATAAAGAGCAATGAATTTATTTACAGAAAATGTAGATTTTTATCCTACGCCAGAAGAGGTTATCAACACAATGATGCTCGGTGAGGATATTTTAGGAAAGACGATATTAGAACCGTCAGCAGGTAGCGGTAATATTGTCAGGTGGTTAAAATCAAATGGTGCAGGTGAAGTAATTGCTTGCGAGAAAGAAAAATACTTGCAAAAACTATTGGTTGGAGAATGTAATCTTTTAGCCGAAGATTTCCTCTCTGTTACAGCAGAACAGGTAAGCCATATTGATTATATTGTCATGAACCCTCCGTTTAGCAATGGAGTAAAGCATATTAAGCATGCGTTTGATATTGCTCCTGCTGGCTGTACAATTATAGCTTTATGTAATACATCAAACTTGGAAAACTCATATTCAAGCGAAAGACAAGAATTGCGTGAGCTAATTGCTTTATATGGGTGCTCAGAAAATCTTGGTGCTGTATTTGTGGCATCTGAACGAAGAACAGATGTGCAAGTTTCACTTATTAAGCTATACAAGGAAGCCGAAGGAGAGGATGAGTTTGCTGGGTATATGTTCTCTAATGAAGAAGATGTACTTGAAGGTAATAAGACGGAGGGGCTTGTTCAGTATAACGTGGTACGTGATATGGTAAATAGATACACATCTGCTGTAAAACTGTTTGACGAAACTTTAGCTGCTGCAAACAAAATAAATGAAATAGCTAAATTCTCTGACGATAGATTTGATTACATGCCTATCAGATTTGCAACGGTTGATGTGAATAGTAAGTGTGTTGACGTAACTCGTCAGCAATATAAAAAGCAACTTCAAAAATACTATTGGAGGATAATTTTTAATAAGCTGAATATGGAGAAGTATGCAACACAAGAATTGCGTAACCAAATAAATAAGTTTATTGAAAAGCAATCGAATGTTCCTTTTACTATGCACAACATATATCAGGTGCTTAATATGGTCATTCAAACAACAGGACAGAGAATGAATAAGGCTCTTGAAGAAGCCTTTGATATGATCTGCTCTTTCTCGGCAGAGAACTCTACTGCTGGTGAGAAATGGAAAACAAATGCTAACTATATGGTGAATAAGAAATTTATTGTGCCTGGTATGACTTCATACGATGCACGGTGGCCGACTGCCTTTGTAAAGCGCAGTTATACAAGTCATGATACAATGATACAAGACGTGATTAAAGCCCTTTGCTATATTACTGGAGAGAATTATGATACTATACCTAATATAGGACAGTTCTTGTACGATAATAAAATCCAATGGGGGACTTGGTTTAATTGGGCTTTCTTTAGAGTGAAGGCCTTTAAGAAAGGAACAATGCATTTTGAATTCCTTGACGAAAATGTATGGATGCGTTTTAACCAAGTTGTTGCTTCACAGAGAGGATGGATATTACCAAAGAAAAGTAGAAAAGGTAAGTAATACTTTCAAAATATACGTTTAAGGTATAGATTTTCAGAATAACGATTTTGATGCGGTGATGATATTTATATATCCACCGCATTTTTTACGTCTATAGGATAAATTTATTGAAAAATTATTTGAATTTCAAATAAAAAAGTTTATCTTTGTAGACGAAAGCGTGTGAAGATGCACGCAACAGAACTGGTCGTAACTTCAGTGTTCTCAATGGTTTAGTTATAATGACTATGGTCTGCTTGCGTTCACTCGCATTGCAGGCCATTTTTTATTTATAAATAAACAAGCAATGAAGAAACATTTTAAGAAAGTGTTGGAAGCACTGAAAACAAGTAAGGACATTAAGGCACTTGGGTTCAGTCGCAGAGAGTTGAAGGGTGTTGCTGCTAAGATTGCCGACAAACTTGACTCCGAAATTAAGGAAGATGCTACGGATGATGAGATTCAGGAAGCAGTAGACGATGCCATTGATGCCGCCCTGCCTTTCCTCCAGTTCTCACAGACGGTATCTGACAGCCGTGTCCAAGCGTACAAAAATGCTCACTCTACCAATGACGGAGATGATGATGACGACGATGACGATGTGGAACCAGCAACACGTAAGAATCGTAAGAGTCAGACTTCTAAGAAGAATGGTAAGGTTGAGGACGAAGACGGTGACGATTCACCACTTGCAAAGGCTCTGCAATCATTGAATGCAAAGCTTGACTCTATGCAATCGGAGCTTTCTGCTCTCAAAAGCGGCAAGACAACTGATAGCAGAAGGGCTAAATTAGAGAAGCTGTTGAAAGACACAGGTAAGTTTGGTGAAAGAACGCTCAAAGCCTTCGGTCGCATGTCGTTCAAAGACGATGATGAGTTTGAGGATTTCTTCGAAGAGGTTGAGTCAGACCTTGAGGCAGAGAACCAAGAACGCTTAAATCGCGGACTTGACAAGTTAGGTGCTCCTGGCGTTACAGGTGGTGCTGCAGAAAGTCGCAAAAAGAAGAACGACGAAGAAATTATGTCCGATGATGAGGTTAAGGCGCTGGCTAAACTTTAGTCATCACAAGTAAAATCAAAATTTTTAGTACAAAT